AACTTCAAAAGACAATCAACGAAATGGTAGAAAAACTTCCATTGACAGTTGAATGCATGAATCGCTTTAAGCAAACCCAGTTGGATAAAGAAAAGAAAGAAAAGTTTGCTCTTGCTGCTCTTGGTTTGCGTTTCGATACTAAAAATTTAACGTTTAACATGGACGAGCTTTTAGAACCTACCCGCTCCGAAGATAAAGGAAACGATTTGTGGAGTATCTACAATGTAGTTCAAGAAAAGTTGATTCACGGGATGGTAAATTACCAAAACGGAAAGAAAAACCGCAAAGCTCGCAAAATTAAGAACTTTCAACAAGATATCAAGCTTAATAGCGAGTTGTACGAGTTAGCAATGGCTTATGCAGGATAAAATATGAAACAAGAAACTAAATCAGACCTTGCAATTTCAGCTATTGTAGCTATAATTGCAGCAATCGCGTTTGTTCTTATTACAGCGTGTGAGAAAGAAAAAGTATATGCTTACCCTTGCCCCGACGGGAATTGTAATATGCACTTTTTTGTTGATACGATTGTTTCACCCGGTTCTTACACAGACGGAAACGGGTACACGAGAGTAAAATTTCGTGGTCTAAATTATTTCACAATTCAAGGTTATTTGGAGGAGTTGAATCCGAATTACGTAGTGAACAAAATTCCCCTAATCGAGACTCAATACGATACGGATTATTGGGTTGTGTTTGATACGTTGCAATGGACGATTCCAATGTACTCGTATATGAGTTGGTTTTCGGATAGAAGTTTCGAGATCCCTTTTCCCGTCGGCTCTCGCACTTATACCCTTAAAGAAATTTCCCAGCTTCACCCCCCACTTAATATTGCAGGATATCAAATTCCAAAACGCATGTGCTGGGATTGTCCGTACACCCCGACTTTATTAGGGACTTACAGCAAGTATAATTACGCCCCCAGACAGCAGTTTTTCCTTGACAACGAGATGGTAGGCGATACTGCTCAACTATTTATTCGTGTGTTGTTTAATAATGACTCTGGATTACGAGTTACAAAAGATACAACCATTAATGTAATTTTTGAATAAACATGGAATCTCAACAAGACCAATTTATGCGAATCGCTATGGCGCGTTTAAAGCCAACTTATAAGTTTTACCCGCAACGATTTGCTGTAGCCGTTAAAATGTATCGTAACTGGAAAGAACGTCAATCATGAAAAAAATTTGGGTTAATGGAACGTTTGATGTACTTCATCCCGGACACATTAAACTCCTCGAATTTGCTAAAGCACAAGGAGATCACCTTGCTGTAGGGTTAGATACCGATGATAGGGTTACAAATTTAAAAGGAGAAGGTCGTCCGTTTCATACCTTAGAAGATCGTATGTTTGCTATACGTTCTATAAAATATGTAGATGAAGTTTTCGCATTCTCGAGCGACGACGAACTACGTGAGCTTATGATGGCGTATAATCCCACTATACACGTAATCGGTAGTGACTATATCGAGCAATATGGAAAGATTATTGGAATCGGTATTGCTGAAGACCTTGTGTTTTTTGATAGAATTGAAGATTATTCTTCTTCGCGAATTATTCAAAATATGTAGTATATACGGATGTACGGATGTCCGAAATGTTAAAGAAAACTTTCGAGGAGACTTGGAAATTTAAAATTCGTTTCGTATCTTTACCCTGTAATTAAAAAATGAAGGTTATGTTATTGTCTCTAACGATTGTCTCGGGGTTTCGGTTTTTGAACACCATGTTTGTTAAGGAATTTGATATGAAGAAGGAAGTATCCGGCTTCATTGCTCAAACTATTCTTGTTGCTGCTTGTATTGCACTTGTTAAAGTATTTTTTTAATGGCTAATTACGGAGTACAACCCGTTCGAGACCGCTTACAAAGGATAACACCTGAGCAAGCAGCCGAATATGTTCCTTTGAAGGAAGATTTTACGGGTACAACTGTTGATCAATGTCCTTTTTTTACCCTCACCTCTGGAAGTGATGGTTGGGAAAATGTGACTTATTATACTTCTAGAAAGCGAAATATTTTTGCTGATAGAGGAGATGGAAAGCATTGGGTTTATGTTTTGCAAAACGATTCAATGCCCGGTCTTTATAAGATTGGTTACACTCATTTAATGCCTGAGGAAAGAGCACATCAAGTTTCTTCTTCAACAGGTGTTGCTACTCCATTTAAAGTTGTTTTTGCTTTTAAATGTCACGATGGAATGATGCTTGAAAAAGAAATACATCGTTATTTAGATATTTATCGCGTAAACAACAATAGAGAATTCTTCCAGGTTGAACTAGAAGAAGCTATCAACACTATTGAATTTTTAGGAAAAACTTATAAATAAACTTGCCCTCGTAAATCTCTTTTCGTAACTTGGAGATACAGGGGTTAAGAAAAAGGAAAGGAAGGAAGGATGAAGGAGGAAATGATGGAAACGAGGGGTAGGATATTCTGTGATATGGATGGGGTGCTAACGGATTTCGATGGGAGATTCGAGTATTTCACCGGTTTATCTCCTAAGGAATACGAGGACACTAAGGGAACAGAAGCGTTTTGGAATGCTATTACTCCCATAGGAAAAGATTTTTGGTCTAAAATGCCTTGGACCCCCGGTGGTCGTAGACTTTGGAACTTTATTAAAGACCATGAACCTAAACTTTTAACTGCTCCTTCACAAGATGTTTCTTCTAGAATAGGAAAAAATGAATGGGTTATAAACCATTTATCTCCTATGCCTAAAGTTATTTTTAAAGGTGCTAAATACAAACATCAAGCTTTAAAATACCCCACTGATATTCTTATTGACGATAGATACGACAATATTACTCGTTGGAGGTCTGCTGGTGGAATTGGTTTACATCATTCTACAAATGGTGATCCTTCTGAAGTTATAGAAAAATTAAAAGAATTGGGTTATTAGATTTGGAGATATAGATATTTATTTATATCTTTACAAAAGAATGCCGCCTTGGTGAAATAGGTAGACACAAGGGACTTAAAATCCCTCGGACAGCAATGTTCGTACCGGTTCGATTCCGGTAGGCGGTACAAAATATATCTAAGTGTGTAAGCTTTGAGATTTTATATTTTTGTTGTACATTTTGTACATGAATAGGATCTTTAAAAGTGGCACTACACATAAACCCATACAACTTATCCCGTATCTTTTAAATTATATAAAAGAATACCCAGAAACTAAGATTTATGTGGGTACTGATTCTCAAAATCGGGGCCCTGAAACAGTTTATGTTACTGCTATTGTTTTAAGATATAGAAGTCGAGGTTGTCATGTTCTATATCATAAAACTAAAGTCCCTATTATCAGAGATTTTTGGGGTCGGTTGTGGAGAGAGACAGAAATGTCAATTGAAACCGCATTATTTGTTATAGAAAACAGTCCTCTAAAAGTCGAGTCAATCGATTTAGATTTTAATGAAGACGAATATAAGTTATCTAACAAACTTGTAGCCGCATCTAAAGGTTGGGTTCACGCAGCCGGATTTAAATCTACTACAAAACCTTCACTCCAGATCGCAACAAGAGCAGCCGATCACGTTATAAGAACTTAAAGAAAAAATTTGGCGAATATTTATATTATTCGTATCTTTACAAAAGAGTTAGAAATAACAAACGTTATTTGACATGTGGGTAAACAAGCCGAGATGGTGGAATGGTAGACACGCTGGTCTTAGGAACCAGTGCCTAGTGTGTGCGGGTTCGAGTCCCGCTCTCGGTACAAATGAAAAATTCCTTACAGAAGACAGATTAGCACTGTTGAAAGGAACCTTGGCTTCAAATGGATCGCAACCATAACGAAGGTTAAATGCCCCAAGGTACTCTGTGATGGGCCCTGCTCTATGGTGCACTCATAACAGGTGAGCAGTAAACTATGCTCAGTCAAACCCACAACCACGGTGAGCGTGGAAGGAGTTTTTCATTTACTATTGGTCCCGTAGCTCAGCTGGATAGAGCATCGCACTTCTAATGCGACGGTCATTGGTTCGAATCCAATCGGGATCACATAAAATTCTCCCTTAGCTCAGTTGGTTAGAGCGAATGACTGTTAATCATTAGGTCCCTGGTTCGAGCCCAGGAGGGAGAGCTAAAGTAATGTGGCTGAACAAAAGGGTTGAGAGCTCTTAAGGCACTGGCTGAACTGCTGAAAAGTAGGAATGTTGGGTCGAACAGACATGTGAGGTAAAACCACTCAAACTGCGGGGTAGAATGTACAACCCTTCAGCCTCTGAGGTCCCGCGAAGTTATTCAGACTGATCTCTGCAGCGGGTGCCGGTAGTCAATCCGGCTAGTTATTACAGCAGAATTAGCTACTCTGTTGGATTATGGGTGAAAGGGGGCATGTCCAGGACGTGTGGGTAGTCAGGATTCCCACCATTACTTTTTTATAGTCAGGTGGCGGAATGGTAGACGCACCGTTGTACTTTATGTCTGCGGAGAAAGGAACATTCGTACAGGTTCGAATCCTGTCCTGACTACAAAGGTGTTAACCACCCGGCCTACTAGAGTGAAGTATCGAGTACGATATACTTGAATAGAATAGGTAGCTACCATAAGAACGCTTTAAATTCGTTAACACTTTCCTATATCGCGGGATAGAGCAGAGGTAGCTCGTTGGGCTCATAACCCAAAGGCCGAAGGTTCGATTCCTTCTCCCGCTACAATGAGTAAGAGATACTCACAGTCTTTGGTCTAAGACTTAAACAATAGACCCGCAGAATGTCTACGGCGCGAGTGGGACATCGTGGGAATAAAGGAGAACGACACAACTCCTCCCAGTAGTGTTGACTGTTTTCAAGGAGTAAGATCCTCAGGGTTTTTGAAAGGAAAAACCGGGAATATCTACTCACTGTAATCTCAGGTGGGGAAACATAGTCAGGTGGTGTAATGGTAACTACCGCTCGCGTAAATTCGGGGGCAGATACAGGTTCAAGTCCTGTCCTGACTACAAAGAGTACTTATCACGCTACCCATAAGAACAGCGTCCCCGGATAAGTCTTTTGTGAGAGAGATAGTGAAGCTGTTAGTTGGTGATGGTGCTAAAAGGATGAAAAAGGGTTTTAGAGTATTCCGAGGCCAAGCAAGTCACCAATCAGTAACCCTGAAAGACCCGAAGTCTCTCTTTTAATGGAAGGTGGGTGAGTGGTTAAAACCGGCAGACTGTAAATCTGCTCCCTTACGGGTACGGCGGTTCGAATCCGTCCCTTCCAACTACAGAAACAGAGGAAGCGTAGAACAACTAGCCGAGAGAGCGGCGACGCAAGGGTACACACTTAGTAGCTCTCTTATTGGTGTGTTAAGCATTTGTTAGATTCCTGATAAAGTTGTTCCTGTTTCTTTTTTTTTATACTAAAATTATGCTACAACTATTAAAAGCTTTTAATTTTACACTTCCTATTATTAAAGAAGGAAAATGGGGGAATGTAGAAATTGTTAAAAATAATAATACTTATATTCTTTTAGTAGATGGAGAACAATGGCTTCTCTATAAGGAAAATAATCACGATACCGCTTATCAAGTTTTTTCACATTATGATTTAGCTTATGGACATGTAGTTTGTACTGGAATGGGGTTTGGGATTCGTGAAAATTGGTTGATTAACAATCCTAAAGTAACTAAGATTACAGTTATTGAACGTAGCCAAGATCTTATAAATTATCATAAAGAAGTAAATTCACCATTTATTACTAGTCCTAAAGTAGAAATATTCAATGGGAATGCTAGTGAGTACAAAGGTAAATGTGATGTTCTATTATTAGACCATTATGAACTTGAATCTTGGGAAGAAATGTTACAGGATGTTTATAAGTGTCAACAAAATATTGATTGTGATTTGATGTGGTTTTGGCCTCTAGAAAAAATTATTACAATCTATAGAAAGTATTATACAGATAATATTGCTCCATATAATCTTCTTACAAAACATCAAACATATCAGTTAATTAAAGAAAATTATAAGTTAGATAAATTACCTAATATAGATGAATCTACCTTAAATTTATATATTATGATGTATTTTTCAAGTTTATTTACAAACACAGAATGGGTACTTAATACATACTTTACTGATAGAGTAGTTAATCATAACATATATTGTATGATTTAATATATTTCGGGATGTAGCGCAGGTGGTAGCGCATCTGGTTTGGGACCAGAGGGTCGCAGGTTCGAATCCTGTCATCCCGACTTAATTACCCTCTCGTCTAATGGCAGGACAAGTGGTTTTGGTCCACTTAATTGGGGTTCGAGTCCCTGGGGGGTAACTATATTGGAGAATATCCCCTCAAGCTTATACCTTGTAGAAAGGGTAAGTGGTTACATGTGGGTTCGAGTCCCATTTCTCCAACAATGCGCCTTTAGCTCAGTCGGTTAGAGCAGGAGACTCATAATTTCTTGGTCGGGGGTTCGAGCCCCTCAAGGCGCACTTGATTTTTATCGCAATTTCCCATATATTTATGGGAATGGAGGTTTGGCAGAGCGGTCGAATGCGGCAGTCTTGAAAACTGTTTTAGGTGAGAGCCTAACCGGGGTTCGAATCCCTGAGCCTCCGCTAACTTAATTAATTAAATTCAAAATCATGAAAAACGCAATTTTTGCATTTCTTTTCGCAGCTGTAGCTGTATCTTGTGCTCAATCTACTGAAGAAGTAGTAGTTGAAGAAGTAGTAGTAGATACTACTGCTACTGTAGACTCTACCTCACTTGAAGTAGAAGCTGAAGGCGAAGAAGCAGCAGCTGAATAATACTGAGTCTAGCCTCTAAATCCTCTTCCCAGAGAGGTTGACTTCGGAGAAAAGATTCAAAAGGGGAGTACGTGAACCGATAGCGTCTTAGAAAAAACCTCCCATACGCTTCCTTAGCTCAGCTGGTAGAGCCACTGATTTGTAATCAGTAGGTCGTTGGTTCGAATCCGACAGGAAGCTCATCTCGCCTTCCATCTGAAAGGAGTAAGTGGAGAAGGAGTAAAGAAGCCGTTACTTTGTAGCGGTTTCGGTATGCGAAAGTAGCTCAGTTGGTAGAGCATAACCTTGCCAAGGTTAGGGTCGCCGGTTCGAATCCGGTTTTTCGCTCAAAATTATCCACATTCCCTTTTTTAAAAAGCTATATATTTATATCCATGGATATGGATAAGATATTTAGTCTCTTTGACTCTGAATCGGGGCAAGAGTTACTAACTCAAAGTTCCCCCAAGAGATTGGAGGACACCGCCTTATTCCATGTTGGGATGTTCCGCAAATTAATTCTTAGTGAAAATACTTATCATAAAGAATTACACAAGGAATTCCCTTTTATGAAAGGCATTGATATTCTTAGTGAAGCTGTTGTCTTTCATAGAGCATATTTTTATATAGACAAAGTTAAATTTGAAGAAGAATTAGGTAAAGAAGCCTTAAAATTTTTCAATGGAATAGAACTAAAAACTTGTTTTAAATTATCAATACACTTTTTTGAAGAAAAAGAAGCATATGAAAAATGTGCTCATCTAAAAAAACTCCTAGATTTCTGTGAAGAATCATAATTAAACTTGCTACCATGAACCTTTTTTTGTAACTTCGAGATACGGGGTTAGAAAGAAAGGGAAGGAAAGGTAGGAGAGATAAGGGGGGTTATGTACATTCAACCTAAAATATATTATTATGAGAACTCCTGAAGTAGCAATTTCAAAAATTGAAAAAATCGAAGGTAAATTAAAAACTATGAGCGTTTTACTTACCCGTCAATCAACTGCTCAACAATTTCAAGAACAAATTACATCTGCTGAAGATTTACTTCAAGATATAAAAGATATGATCCAAAGAGATATTCAATAAGTTTTTATGCAAGCAGAACAAATCCAAAAAAATTGGCTTGAATTCTTAGGTTACATTCAAGACCATATCCAATCACCCAGAAAAGAAAAATTATTTGCTTTTTATGAGAAATACGCAGAACGCATCTCAATGATGCCTGCTTCACATAAAAAAGAGTATCATAATGCTTTTATAGGTGGGTATGTAGATCACGTCAATCGTGTGGTTAGATGCGCACTAGCCCTTCATAAAACGTGGGCCGATATGGGAGCAGACGTTACCACATATACTAAAGAAGAGTTGGTATTCTCCGCTCTAAACCATGATTTAGGTAAAATGGGTGACGATCAACACGAAGCCTATCTTCCTAATACTGATCAATGGAGAAGAGAGAAACTGGGAGAAGAATGGATGTTCAACAAAGAACTATCATTTGCTTCAGTTCCTGATCGTTCACTATTTCTCCTCCAGTCTCACGGGGTTTCTTATAGCTTTAATGAAATGGTAGCCATCCAAACACATGATGGTTTATACGATGAAGCTAACAAAAAATACCTTATGGGTTATCTCCCAGAACAAAAACCACGTACAGCTTTACCATTTATCATCCACCAGGCAGATCTTATGGCAGCTCGTATAGAATTTGAACAGGAATGGTTACCTAAGTTCAAAAATCCCGTGCTTCAGAGTAAAGGTAATAGTACATTCAATTCAAACAATCAGAAACCTACACCTAAGCCTGCTCAAGCTAAACAAAAAGCATTAAGTTCAGTAAAAAGTGAAGGATTAAGAAGTATGTTAGACAATTTATGATATTAATTATTATAATACTTTCGGTTCTGGTCGTGGTCTTAGGATTCACGACCTTTAACCTTCTTAAGAAAAATGAGAAGGCAGAAGATGTTGTTGTGTCTTACGAGAAGCACATCAATGAAATAGATGAGGTTATACAATTCATAAATAAAAGAGTACAGGAAATAGATACAAAGGGTACTTTTAGTTCTGACGATGAGGTAGGTTTCTTTTTTGAAAGATTAAAACTATTAAACGAACTACTAAAAGAGTACAGACTTAAAAGATAATATGGATGTTAAACCAAAAAAAGGTGTTCAATACTTTACACAGGAGACCGAGGATGCAATAGTAGCTTATAATTTAGCATTGGATTTTTCTACAAAAGAAAAAATATACCACGAAAAAATTCACTACGCTTTTTTCAAGTTAACCGAAAATATAATCCACACATTTAAATTCTACCATACTGAAGTAGATAATATTGAGGATCTTCAACATGAAATTATTGCATTTCTATTAACTAAAATGCATTTATTTAATCCTGAAAGAGGAGCAAAGGCATATTCATATTTTGGTACAATTGTAAAGAGATATTTAATTATCTCAAATACCAAAAACTACAAACGTAAAATAGAAAAAACTCCTGTTGAGGAATTATATACAAATGAAAATCATTCGTATACTATTGATGAGGAACGCCCCAATATAGAAAAATTATCTTTCTTTATAGATGAATTCTGTAACTATGCTACAGAAAATCTATTTGAACACTTCCCTAAAGAAACAGACGCCCAAATTGCGGATGCTATTTTAGAACTCTTTAGAAAAAGAGAAAATTTAGATGTATTTAACAAAAAAGCATTATACATCTACATTAGAGAAATGGTGATTGATGTTAAAACTCCTCAAATTACCAAAATAGCAAATCGCCTCTATGCAATTTTTCAGAAAGCTTACCTTATTTATTTAGACACGGGTGTTGTAAGGTTTGCTTGACTCAATATTTATACACAAAAAGTATGAGTCAACTCGATAAAATTGTTTTTGGGACCAAGACTTTTTCCAATGTTTTGGAAGAAATCTACAATAACCAAAAGAAAAAAGAAAAACAAGTTTCGACTCTTGTTAACGAGTTGAAAGAAATGATTGAAGATATTGGAGATGCTACACTTTTAGTACCTCTAATTAAAGAATATCTTGAAATCGGGGTTAAAAATGACGACCTTCTTATAAAAATGGCAGCCCTAGCTCAAAGAGCATTAGCAGCCGAAAGTGTAGGTGAATCTTTAACTATTTCTGAAGAAGAAAAACAACAACTATTAGCTGAAATAGAAAAATTCAATAAATAATGGGTAGCCCCTTTATAAAAGATAATCAAAAATCCAATTTTTACATTGAAACTCTACTCACCCCAGTTAGAGTTATAGATATTATCTTAGATGATACTCATCCAAAATTTAAACAATATGGAGGTTGGACTTCAATTGGTACAATAGAATTTGAACTTGTAAGAGATCCTTTAGGGGTTTCTTTTGGTACATACAACATTGCTAGTCCGTTTTATCCAAATATTAAACAATATCCTTTAAAAAATGAGGTTGTTTTACTTGTTCAAGGCTTAGATAAAATCACAGGTCAAACAAACGTTTCGGATTTTAAATCTTATTATATTTCTGTTTTTAATCTTTGGAATACACCACATCAAAACGCAACTCCAAATCCTTTAGATCCTAATCTTCAAACAAAGAAAAATTATCTTACTTCATTTCAAGGTGTAGGCAATGTTATTGAAGATCAAGAACCTGCTTTAGATTTAGGACCTGGTTTTGAAGAACAAAATAATATTCACCCATCTAGAGCCTATCCTGGAGATATAATTTATGAGGGTAGGTGGGGTCAAGGTATTAGATTTGGAAGTACTGCTGAAAATCCTCAAGCAAATCCTTGGTCCTCAGTTGGACCCGTAGGTAGTCCTATTACAATTATTAGAAATGGTCAGGTTAATACATT